AGAGAAGATGAAGGATATTACTCCTGTCAAAAAATCAATAAAATCAGAAGATAAAGATTAATCTTTTTTTCTAGTTATAAAATTCCAAATAGCTCTTATAAGCCTTAGTATTTGGTTATATATTTTTTTAATCATTTTTTACCTTGTGGGTTAGGGCCTCTTACGGGTGGTATCTCTTTCCATTTTACGTTAGGCATATTTTTTGTTAATGTAGGGTTATATATCCTGTTGTATTCCTTCTTATAAGTTTCAGTAGGAATCCTAGATCTTCCATCATAACTAAATTTTTTATTTTTGTTCATTTATTTTCTCCATCTTGATTATACACCCTTTTGGTATTATATTTCTATCAGAAAATACTTCTTCCTTCTCGTCGTAGGAAGCAAAAGTTTTGATAAATTTCTTGTCTTTGTAGTATAAATAGCCTTGGGTAATCATTACAGCGCATTCAAACTTATCAAATTCTTCTTTGGTAGCGTGCCCCGCATCACCTGTTATATCAAACCATCTAATGGTATAAAAATAATACTTATTCTTATTTATAATTGCGTGTCTATATTTAGATTTTTTAGGACGTCTCATAAGTACCTTATACTGTATAGGGAGATTTTTAGGCAAAAAAGTTTTCTAAAATAAAAAAAAAGTCGCGCGCGTCGAGTAGAGTACTGTGCCACCTGTGCCACGGTAAAAAATTCTCTTGGAACAGTTACTATTTGCTTATATCAACACTTATAGTCTAAAAACGTAAGCTGTGCCACTGTGCCACCGACTTTTTCTTGATGGAAAAAAAAACTAATGCCCTCAATTCTCCACTTACATTGGCACACTATCTCTCCTTAATACCCATTTTTGTCAGAAATGTGATGCTTGACGCATTTGTGCCACAATTGATTATCTTTTTAACTCCTGGTCCCTCTAAATCTAGGGTTGCGTGAGGCTTCCAATCTTTACAAATCAGATTTAGTTCTAAAATCAGATTCGACCATTGCTTCTGCGTTATGTTTTCGCTCGTTATAGTTACCTTTTTCATAATCTATACATAATTTACCCTCTAGATGATCCAGTTCGTGCTGTATGCACCTGGCTGCTAGATTGTAAAATGTTTTCTTTTGCTCCTTTCCTTCTTCGTCTTTGTACTTTAGAATGATTCTAAGGTCTCTTCTAACTTCTCCTGTTTTACCTGGAGCTGAAAGACAACCTTCATTATCACATAATGTTTCATTAGATTTCTTAACAATTTCTGGATTAAAAAAAACTTGAGGTTTATCTCCTGCTCTGGATGTATCCATCACAAACATTCTTTTTGTATACCCAATTTGAACAGCAGCTAATCCTATGCCGTGATGCTGATACATAGCTCTATGCATAAATTTAATAAGTCTACTTGTTTTATCATCTAATGGAAAAGTAACGTCTTTACTTACTTCTCTTAATAAAGGGTCAGGATACTTGACCAATTCTATATACATAGGTGCCTCCTAGTCTCCCAGTTGACACCTATTCGCGCGTTATCCATTATGGATTCCATTAACTCTGTTTATATGTAGGAGATTTAAATATTTTTAAACTCTCCGCTTTTAATACTATTCTTTTTGGTTCTGGTGAGTTGATAAGTTTTGTTTCTTGTAACTCAACTCTTCTTACAGCTTCCAAATGTCCATCCATTGTTTCAATATAGATAGGACAATCAGATATGATTGTGCCTTTCTCATTGTTAGTGAACTTTCCTAGTATCTGTTGAAAATCTCTGATTCTCATTCATCCTCCTTGCTATTATTTTTATTAATTCGTACCATTTACGTCCCCACATTTCTCTTACATCACCACTCGTCTTCCAATAAGTGTTAGCTATATTATCCAACCTTTTTTGATCTTGTTTTATAATACTCATCTACCCTCCTTAAAAAGTTATGCATATGTGTTTGGAACTCATTACCTTCAATAACAAACTCTTGATAATAATTATCCTTACTACACATCATAATTACACCCTTTGTAATTTTTGTGTTGAACAATATATTATGGCCCATTGCGTAAGCTGCTAACTGAAGACAATAATCTCCAATCCATTCCTTACGTTTTGGTTTATTAGTTTGCTTGAAGTCTATGATGGCATCCTGTCCTTTGTGGATACCTACTAAATCTGTTTGACCTGCGTATAATCCTGGGTAATACAAAGTACATTCCGTTCCGTAATATTCTGTAACATTACATAATCCTCTTTGTATAATTTGTACTGCCATATTGTGGGCTTGTTTACCTACACTGGTTTCATCTAAATAACCTTCTTCTAATACATACTTCTCTAATATTTTGTGCATTGCTGTGCCTCTAGTGGCTGCCTCATTCACGATCCGCGCTGCACTGTCCTCTCCTACCTTAATACGCCAATTGGCTAGCGATTCGCGCTTCTCGGCTGGCTGTGTGATGTCCAGGATCGTTGTTACACTCGGTAATTTTTCTTTATCAAATACATAGTGTCGTTTACCTTCTATCTTCTCTCGTTGAGTCTTTGGGTACCTATAACAATTATTTCTTTTCATTCTTTATCCCTTCATACACGTGTTGTTTTAAATCTTTATCGGTTCTTATAATAGTTAATGCGTCCACACCGTTATAAGCTTTTACTACAGGACTCTGTGATACTACGGTTCCACCTATACTTCCTAGTAATAGTACTTCACTACAACCATTTAATAATAATAAAATAAATAACATTCTCATATTAATTTAGTTCCATCTTTTAAAGTTAAGTCACCCACCATTTTAGGTATAAAAACAGTACCACCAAATTCAGTATTATCCGGTAACATTTTCTCATACCAAATAGGCTCCGGTAATTTTTTTAAATTCCAAGCCCAATACGAATCATCATCAAACTTACAAACATAACCCGGGATTTTATTTAATATCTTACCTTGAGTTACTAAAAAATCGTATTTCTTTTTTTCAATTAAAGATCCATCGTATCGTGTCGGAGACACTCTTCTATTCTTTAACTCTTGTATGTAATTAGTATTCTCTATATCCATCGAACTATATTCTTCTTGTATCTTACGACAAGGATCATCGATAAAAATTTTCGTGTTTAACTCTTCAATCATTCGTTGCTGTACATCTCTCCAACTCATTTAAGTGACTCCCTATATTTTTTTAAATCAATAACATTACTAGGCAAAGGATTACGGTCTGTATAATGATCTATGATTTGTGATATCTTGTCTAATTTTACTTGAGCGTAAGGAAATAATAAACAACTTACGTGAAAGGCATCTCTAAAACCACATCTCCATCGATATTGCATTTTATGGCCATTTTTTCTAGGTTTTTTACGTACGGTACCACATCCTAAAACATTATGAACCCATTCCACTACAAATTTATCTGTCATTGCAATCTCCATAACTATACGCCAACATTTATATCTATTAACTTTATTACCTTTTTTCTTACGTTCAAAATATTTTTTGTAAGTAATACTTCCTTCTCCATCAAATAATCCTGCTATATAAGCTGCGTCAACTTCAGTCATTTTTACCTTTAAAAAAGTTTTTACAATGTTCAGCAAACTTCTCATCATCTAATTGGTTTGCAAAAAGTTTTAGTATAGCTTTGTAAGCTGCACCACTTTGATACTCAACGTCTTTTTCAGAGACATTATTAGTTTTTTTAAATTTTATTTTATTTTTTATCGACATATAAAACTGTGAATTTATTTTCATAACCATTATAATAATAACCATTAACTTTTGGTTTTCTGCTATATTTTTTTTTACTTTCTACATTCTTAGGTTTAAACTTAGGTGTTCGAAGCGCTTTGGCTACAGGATTTTTCACTGCAGCCTCGCTTTTTTAGCCGTCTCATTAAGCTCCTCAATCGTAGGCGCTTCTATTTTTAGTTCGCCTTGTGATTTACATTTCTCACATTGAACAACCATATTCTTAGCAATTCGATTGTAACCATTACCCTTACACTCTGGGCAAATATATTTATTGTTTGGTATTCTTATCTTTTCCATTTGCTTTCACACCTTTGTTATCTAAAAAAAATCTAATAAGTCTGCCAATCATTTTTGATCGCGTCCTATCAGTTTTTACTGCGAGGGTCCCTAATTGTTCCCAATCAGCTTTATTAACTGATAAAGATTTATACTTAGCTGGATCTGCCATTCGTTTCCTTTCTATTTTTAATTCTTCTCATTTGTGGGAATTTATCCCATTAAAAAATAATTTGCAAGTGTTATTTTTTTATTATATTATGTTGATCTCTTCTCACACCTTTTGTTTGTTCGTCCCTTTCTAGGGACGGGCAGACATTAATTTAAGTAGTGATTTTTAAAATTATATATTGATTCTAGGCTGACAATTAAAAGCAATCACAATTCGGTCATTGTTGACACGATCTTGCCCCATTCGATTCATCATTTCTTCAGCTATTTTGTAACCAGAGGTTGCACATTCAAAATGTGAATTATAAATTTCTTTGTGAGATACAGGAGGAAAACAATTACCATACAATTGTGTACAGATTGAAAGAACTAATATAAAATTCATCTAACGTCCCTGGCCTCTATATTTTTTCCAGGTTCTACGTTTATTTTTATTCATCTTACATAAACTAGGATATCTACCAATATTTGTTTTATTAAATATAGGTTCGTGAGATACTTGATCTTTAGATCTTTTCGCCATCGTCTTTTAGCCATTCTCTAACAAAAGGTTTAGCACCTTTGGGTGATTGAATAATAGGTAAATAAGTTATCTTACCATTAATATGTTGCTCTAGATCTGCTCCACAATTTAAACATCTAAAAAAATGTTTTTCAATAGCAACCAATGCTGTAAATTCTTCACAAGTTGAACAATGACCATTTACAACTTCAGCCGTAAATTTAAGTCTTTTTTTTCTAGGCATTACTCTAGTATTAATGCTTTTATAGAAAAAGATCCATCTATATTTTTTTCTAATTCTGCTTTTGATTTAATACATTTATATTGTATATTTGGCTTTTCTGTTCTTGTCGCTTCGCGCTTCCCTTTCAGGCATACGCTCATAGAGGGCTGTATTCTGTGCTCCTTGATGTCAGGGCCTATAAACATCAACAGGGCTACGATATGTTCGATCATAATATTGTGCCTTTGTTTTTACCTTTAGTAATCATATAACCTTGAGTACCATTTTTACCTATTTCTACTTCTTTTCTTACTCTAAAAAGTTTTATTATTTTTGATTTCTTTTTTATATCTTCTAAGTATTGTAAAATTTTTCTAGTGACTCGTGCCATTTCCATTCTGCCTTACTTTATCTTTTAACTGTTCTACATCAGCTAAAGTTTTTTCTAGTTGTTCTTTTAAAAATTCTATGTTAACCTTGTTGGTCATATTTTGTTCTTGATTCTTAATTAATTTTTCCACATCTTCGTACACTGATTCCAACAACATAAATTGTTCCTGGTCTGTTGGTTTTTGTTCACTCTTCTTAAGTAAATCAGCCTGGAATAGTTCTCTTGATGTCTCTAATGATGTTAGTCTTCCAGTAAGTTCTGTGTATGCAAACACACCAGCTATAACGCCAGCTATAATCATTGCCATATTACGAATAGGCATACTTACTGATGTATTTTCACTTAGTTTCATTTTGTGGTCCTATAAATTTATCGTTCATTAGTATAACATCAGGATTTTCTTTTTTGTAGTCATTTTTAAGGGTATCCCAATGGCTATTTGCATCATTAGGTCTATTATCAAGGCCTGAAGGAGCAATACCCCTACATTTATTTACTAATAAAGAAAATTCAGGATTAAGTTTTAGTGTAGGATTACCATTAACTCTACCACACATTTTCATTAACTCTAATTGTTGTTTAAGTTTTACGTTTTCTTTTTGTGTCTTACAATCTGTGCCTAAATACTTTCTATAAGTAAATTTTAAATAATCTTGTTCATTAGTATTATTGTCATTGTAATTATAATCAGTATCACGTCTTTCTGTTGTTACTTCAAAATCTCCACATCTTACACCATACTCATTAAGATACTCATTTTTACTGTGTGCAGGGCCACCAAACAAAGCTAGTAATGTTATCATTATAAATAAAATTATTGTAAATTTGTAATCCATCTTGGCTATCTCCATACATTACCTATTTAAATCCTTAATATCATAACTGTGTTCTCTAACTTGATCTGCTAGTTGTCTATATAAATTTTCTGCCATCTGCCAAGTAGATTCAGCAGAAGTTAATCTTGTGTTTTGATCTGTAAGTTTTTCTTGTGCAACTTTTAAATCTCTTTGAAGATTTACTATTTGAGTTTGATTGTCGTTGATTGTATCTGTTAGATTAACAATGTATCTAACACCAGTGAACGTTCCAACTAATACAGAAGCTATTACAGGTACTAATATAAAATTCTTTTTGAATAGTTCTGCAATGTTCATAATTTAACTTCCTCATTTTTTCTCCTCAATCTCATAAAAGAAATTGTCGGTATCTTCAGTCTTCCATTGACCTGTATCTTCTACGTTCCATTCATTTGTTTGTACCTTCCAGTCTGGAATATTATCTTTCACTGTGAAAGAAGGTAGGTCCCAAATACATCTGTTGTTTGGCTGAGCCGCATAATTGCCATCATTGAGAGCCATTATGTGTGCGCACTTATGTTCGTGCGGAATTTCCGAATGATCGGTATCTAGTATATTACCATCTGGGTGTGCCCAGTCAACTGTAAATAGGTAGCTGCCGTGATGCCACTTTTTATCTTTACCAATATACTTACCTGAAGCTGCGCTTAAGAGATTCCAAGAAGTAATAGCAGGAAAATAACTAAAAGAATTCCATAACTCCAACTCATCAAGTCTACGTTTAGGTACATCTTCGATTTTAAATCCTCTTTGAATAAATGCTGATATTGGGAGACGATAAAAGACTGCACCATTTTCCATAATGCAATGAAATAAGATTGCACGCCCACCCATAGAGGTGATGCCAAAGATAATACAGTCCTCAACTTCTCCGTGATGTTTTTTAAGATCATATAAATACTCCTTTCGTATTTGTGCATAGGTTGCGGGGATGTTTGCGTTTAAATAAGCCATTATTTTATTTCACCCCAATTAGCACCGTGTTCATAATCTACTTTGTTTGGAACTTTAAGTTCCACTGCAGATTCCATTATCTCAATAATTTTTTCTGCTTTAGCATCCGACTCCACTGATATGTCTACTTCATCGTGAATTTGAATGTGTGGTATTATACCATTCTCATATAAAGCTACCATACTTTTCTTTGTCATATCTGCTGCTGATCCTTGTATTAATTTGTTTAATGCTTTGTAAGTAAATGCACGTTTTAATGGCTCATCATATTCTTTTCTAGCCATCTCTAGTGGTAATGGTTTAAATACACCAAATTGTACTGGTTGCCAAAGATCAAAATGACACGCACGACCACCTAAAGTTCTAATTTTACCTCTATCATTTGCTTTACGAGATACATTATCCATAAGTTGTTTTACGAATGGTGCTTTACTGTGGTATTGTTTAATTAGTTTCTCTGCTGATTCTTTCATTAATCCTAGTTCAGCCATTAATTTATTTTTACCCATACCATACATCAAACCTAAATTAATTGTTTTAGCTTGTTTACGTTCTATACCTGCCATATCTGCTACAACCTGGTGGAAATCTGCATCTCCTGCATTGTATGCATCTACAATTTCATCAACACCATTTAAGTTTTGTAGTTTAGCGTAGTGTACTAAAATTCTAGGTTCTTGTTGTGAGTAATCAAATGATCCCCATTTAGTTTTTTCTTCTGGAATAAATATAGATCTAATCATAGGACCTAGTTCAGGATGTCTTGCAGGTATCTGCTGTAAGTTTGGATTACTCATACTGAATCTACCTGTTACAGTTCCTCCTGCATCTGATCTTATCTGATTTATATCTGCGTGTATTCTACCCTTAACTGAGTGTTTAGTTATTGAATCTATAAATGTAGTGTGTGCTTTGTTTATCTCTCTTGCATCTGCAATTAATTTTGGTAATTCGTGTGGATGATTTTGTAAAAAGTTTTTTGTAAAACTTGGTTCTTTACTTTTTTCTGTTCTATCATATGGAAGTTTTAGTTTATCAAAAGCTTTTGCAATAGATCTAGCTGCGTGTATTTCTACATTAACATTAGTTAAGTTTTTAATTTTACTAATAATTTTAGCTTCTCTTTCCATAAGATTTTTTTTAATCTTAGCTGCTCTTTCAAGATTAACTCTTACACCCTTGAATCTCATATCAACTAAACAAGGAAATAATTTAGTTTCCAAGTTAAATACGTCCCAAAGTTCTTGAGTGTAAAGTTCAGTCTCTAATCTTTTCCAAAGTTTTAATGTAGCTTCCGCATCTCTTTCAGCATACTGTCCTACAAATAATGCAGGTAATCTCCACATATCTTTTTTAGGATCTAAACCATATTCTTTTGCTGCTGCATTTAAAATACTTTCATCTTTACCCATACCTATATAAAATCTAGACAAAGTGTTTAATGCATAAGACATTCTATTCTCATCTATCAAAGAAGCTGCTATCATTGTGTCAACTATTTTACCCTTAACAATAACACCTGCTGATCTTAACCAACAGATATCATACATTGCATTGTGAAATATAAAGGTAGTATCTACCTGGCTACAAATATCTTTAAGCCATTTTAACACAAGATTTTTATCCATATTACCACCGGACTCGTGGTGTATAGGAAAATACCCTGACCAACCCTCTACGGCCACCGCAACGCCAGCAATATGCCCTTTTCCAGTTACATTACCAGAGCCTAGCTCTTTTAGATGTGGATCATTAGTCTCTAAATCTATTGCTATTTCTTTTGCACCCTTAAGATTTTTTAATTCTTCTGGCATTACCCACTCTGTTTCTGGAGTGAACAAAGGTATTTGTGTATTTCTCATTCGTAATCCCTTTCGATTATCATATCAATATAGTGCTTAGCTTTAAGAAGGTCCTCTTTCCCACCCTTTTTAGATGCTCTCACTATATATTTTATAGCGTTGCCTTCCGCAAAAAGCAACTTGTTTTTATTTATAAACTCCGCTGGTTGAATGACAAAATCTTGGTAATGTTTTCCTCCAACCTGATTTAACAAAGATTTTAAATCTCCTAATTTAGCATCCTTATTTATTACTCCTGATTCGAAAAGTTTTTTATATTTTTTTTTCATAGTATATAAGCTCGATCAAAATCTCTTGGATCCAAGACGTGTAATTCACGCTTCGCGCGCGTCGCACCTGTGTAGAATAATCTATGTAATTCATCCGGGTCGTGACTAAACGTTTCTAGCGCTGCATTAGTTATATCTTGCATCAATAAAACTTTGTCGGCTTCTCCTCCTTTTGCTCCGTGTATTGTTGACATTATAATACGAGGATTTTTATTTATCATCTCACCATTCGCCCTCATATTACGAATGTAATTCTCTGTGATATTGTCTAAACCTTCAAAGGCATCGTACCAAACTTTATCAGTAAGTAATCCGTGTTCAGCTCTACAATCTCTCATTAAATATTTTTGATCGGTATGTAATGTTTTAGCTTTTCTAAAACCTTCTAATACATTTGATCCTAAATATTCATATATGTTTTTTATCTCTAGATAATTTAATGAAGCATCAGTACGCCAAGCTTCCCAATTGTTTAATGCCAACAACAGTTTAAGTGGTATAGAGTTACGTCCTTTGTATTGATAATACCAGCCACGTAGTTCACATACTTCTTTAACCTGATCTAAAAAATGATTTGCTGATGATAACACCAACCAATTACCTTCACTCATATCTACTTGTGTAATATCAGAATATCTTTTTAAGATTCCTTCTTCAGCTCTAGGTTTATAATTTTTGTCAAATCTATTTTGTACTTGATTAATTATCTTTTGTGATAATTCGTGTATAGGTCCTCCAGGAATACGATAGGATTGATCTAATGTTTGTATATCATCCACTTCTTCTTTTAATGCTATGAAGTGATCCACATCAGCACCAGCCCATTTAAAGATAGCTTGGTCATCATCGCCTGCGATGTAAGTCTTGCCAGCTCTTGCCCAAATCTTTCTTACCATTTCCCATTGTAATAAAGATAAGTCTTGAGCTTCATCTATAAATAATACTTCAAACTTATTTGTAGTTTCTTTTAATAAATAATCTTCAATTAAATCATTAAAGTCTTTAAGTCCTTTTTCTTTTTTAAATCTTTTTAATTCTTCTGATAATAAAAATAATGTATTTCTTTCTATGTCTAATATATTTTTTCT